CGCGTTGCCCCAAAAGGACGCACCATAGGCAACCTGATCTGCTCTTGGTACAGCACATGGCCGTAACCAATCGTCCAAATATGGGCAGGGCAAAGGTACGGCCTCGTCCGATACCCTTCATATCGGTGCATAAGATCCGCGCCCTTTGCGCTCAGTTTCACTTCTTACTCCAGCTACGAGTACCAAACCAGAAGCCTATGATCCCACCCAGCATCGCCATCTCGTCATCAGAGAAGATCACGGTAGTGATGCGGATCAGGTCATCAACGCTCTTAACCAACCCAGGCTGGTTAAACGCATACCAAGCGATGGCTGCGTTGATGGCAACAAGTTCAAGGATGAAGATGTAGGTGACCGTAGGACGTACAGTGCCAACATAATTAGCAACCCACTTGCTGGCCTTTTCCAGAACCTTTTCGTCATGCCTAAGCGCCGCCTCAGTCATCTGAGCTTCGGTCTGCATGGCGATTTGATCAGTCCTGATTTCTTCCATTCGAGCCTGAGCAGCAAAGCCTTGAGCTGCTAGCTGCAACTCTCGCTCAGTCTGAACGCGGGCAAGAGCCAACTCATGCTTCTGGTCTGCGCGGTTCTGGAAGTAGTCTAGTAGCTTGGGAAGACCGCTGATAAGCAGGCCCCCAAGGGTTGAGAGCAGAGACAGCATTACACGCTCCTCGTGGTGATCGTGTCATCACCCTTTGACACAGTAACGTGACCATCATTCACATCAACGCGCATCGGGGGTTCTTTTTGATCAAGGCGGTTAATCAGTTCCTTGATGATGGTGATCTCAGGTTTTTCCTCCTTTTTCACCTCATTGACGATACCAGAAACCATCTGGATCAAAGCCATAGTCGCTGTTGCTACTAGGCCGATCACGGCAGGTAGAGCATTGGCATCCAAAAAAGCAGATGCGCCTACACCTACAAGCACCAGCAGAAAAATCCACAGAAGGGCTTCTTTTCCAATCGCTTTGCTTGCCACTTCACGGGCAGTGGCTTGAGCCTCCAGTCGATCAAGCTCAACCTTGGCTTGAACCTTCAAAAGTTTGATCGGATCTGGTTCCATGTTTACACCAAAACGACAGACATAATCAGTTTGCCCAAACAAGCGCAGGAAGTTCCGGTTCCACATCAGAAAAACCAGCAGGCATCGGTCGAGTACCAGCCTTTACCTCATCCAGCATTTCGTAGAGCTTGGCCCAAGTCTCAGCGCGAACATCACGGCAGTAAGTCCCTTCAGCATCAAATTTTGACACTGCGCAACCGGCGTAGCCACTTGCAGACTTGATGTCGTCGTAACCTCTGGTACGAGCAAAGGCGTCTAAACGGGCCTGGGTGGCTGCAACGATATCAGCTAGTAACGCCTGTTCTTGCTGCGCTACCTCAGCAGGGGTTGCAGATCGCACCGCCCACGCCTGTGTCCATACCCCAGATATTAGTTCCGGCGTGGTCTCCTCAACCACTTGGCCCACCGAGGCCGTGGGCGGGCTGGCCGGGGCGACAGCATAGATTCCAACCTCGTTAAGCTGCGCTGTGGTTGGCGACATGGGCAAACTGACGTTTTGGTTGTCAATTTGAAACTGACCGATGGAGTACGGGTATGCAACAACGGCCCCGGTTTGAATGAGTGCGTACATCAGAAATTGCTCCCGAAGAAAAGACTATTGCCGCCAATAAAGTTCCAACCAGTATTACTTCCGCCATCCACATTGCCGTCATTCAATCCAGCAATCCATGTTGCGCCACCGGTAGCGTTCGATTTGGAGATGTTGCAGTAAGAGACTGTAATAGTTCCAGATGACTTAGACAAAGTTGCTTGCCCAGTTGATGTAGCTGTTATGACAGTTAAATTCCCCGCAGTGCCAGACACATTAAAGTTAGTCACTGTTTGCGTAGTACCAGATGTAAAGTTAAAAGTCCTTGGACTTCCAGATACATCTATAGTTGTAAAAGTATTACTGCCAGCAATTGTTAACGCACCTGCGCCGCTATTTCTAAGAGTTGGGTATGTAACTCCGCCGCCAGTAAACGTTTTAGATGACGCTGAGTACATACTGATTGAACCGCCGCTACCAGAAACAGTTTTTGCGGCACTGTTATCAAAGTTCCCCCCAACTGCTAATTGATAAACGCTGAGATCTAAGGACGTTGCGCCTGCTCCAATAGTGGCATCACCTGTGACTTGGATTGATGAACTCAAAGTTCCTGCACCAGCAGCAAACGTAATGCTGGAACATAAAATTCCAAAAGTATTGCTCAAACTTATTGTGTATGCACCTGAAGACCGTAAAGTAAAACTATTACTAGTATTGCCGTTGTATCTTCCAAGAGTAACTGGATTGATGCTTACAGATCCGTATATATCTATATTTGATGCCGTTCCTGTACCCATTGTCAGAATAAAATCTTGTGCTGTAACGGTTAAATTTGCACAAACAGCACTAGATACAGTTACTGTATAGTTTGCCCCAGAATCTGAGTTGTTATCAAAAATTACATTATCTGCAGATGTTGGCGCAGATGCACCAGAAGCGCCGCCAGAAGACGTAGCCCAGTTAGTAGTGCTTGATGTATTCCAAGTCCCACTTCCGCCTACCCAATAACGATCTGCCATGATGCTTTACGCCTGATTACTGCCAATGGCAAAGTAATTTGTGCCGTCGTACCAAAAATTTATGATGGCCTTTTTGTTGTTTGCGCCCGCCCAAACTGAGCCGAGCCAAATTAGCGTACCCGGCCAGTTAATGGTCTGCGCAGTACTTGTGCCATCAGAGTCAATTAAGAGCTGAAGGTGACAAGGGCCGGGGGGCGCAGTGAAAGTGTATGTAATTGTGCCTGTGGGCTCTGTTTGTTTTTGGTTTTGGGCCGTCGTCCAGTCAACTGTTATTGCTCCAGTGGTAGTAGCAATTGTGGTTTGGCTGTTAAATGTTGCATTCTTAATACCGGTCAGGTTACTGTTACCTAACGCCGGATTGGTCAAGGTCTTATTAGTCAGCGTCTGGGTATCTGTTGTACCGACAACACTACCTGATGGCAGTGCTTTACCACCGTCTTGAATGATCTTGCCGGTGACGCCGTTAAAAGTTGCAATGTTGCCGCTAACACTGCTACCCGGACCAGTTACATCACCAGTTCCACTTGCTGGCGTATAAGCCTCCCACGCAGACCCGCCAGCATTTATACGAATAGATTGTCCCGCCGTGGCGGTAAGAGCCGTCAACGTGTTAAGCGTGTTTGCTACGGGAATAGAAAGCGCTGCAAATGTAGCTAGCCCAGTGCCGCCATTTGTTACCGGCAATGTCCCAGTGACGTTTGTTGTCAAGGAACAGTACGTCGTGGAGGTTGAGCCAGTACCACCAGAAGCAATCGGCAGAGCTGCGCCCAGCGTCAAAGAACCAAAATAGTTCTGCGCAGCTACAACGTCTGTACCATCACAGCGCAGCGTCATCCGAGCACCGTTGGGCACAGAAATCCCAGAGCCAGAAGGTGTCTTGACCGTCTGCGCAAATCCTGTGTTGTTGGCAACAAAGTACAACTTGCTGACCGCTGGGCAGATGACCTGATATGAAGCCCCCGGCGTTCCACCCAGCACGAGGAACATGGCCCGAGCTTCGTCTGCAGCACCATTGGCATTAGACAGCGTGTAGTTTGCTGCCGTCATCGTGATGCTGGCAGTCCCCGCAATGGAGGTGTCTACCAACGCCGTCAGGCCCGTGTTGACCTGAGTACCCCACGTACCAGAGTACTCCCCGGTAGCAGGCTGAACCAGCCGAAGACTTGTGGTGTATGAAGCCATGATTTAGTGCCAGTTCGGAGACTGGGTGTTAGTAATCTGCGCCCATGCAGGGGCTTGCGTATCGGGCACTACCGCCCACCCCGGCGTTTGACTTGTTCCCGCAGCGCTCCAGCCAGGAGTTTGTGAGTCAACCAAAAGCTGCCAAGCGGGCGTCTGTGCAGTATCAATCAGCACCCAGCCGTCTATCGTGACAACCGTGATGTTGCCAATTAGACCAAGCGCCTGAACCCCAGATACAAGAACGGTGACATTTGTGCCTCCAACAATCTGGAACGCACTTGCTTGGAAGGCGTCTGACTGGAAGGCAGTAGTCACTTAGTCCACCACTGTGACGGGTTTTATCAAGGTTGCGTGCGTGTCGAGCGCGGCTTCCTTGTAGTTTTGCAGGGCAAACTGTACGTGGTCTGGGTGCCGAGCGCCCAGTTCCGGCGAGAACGAGTATCCCCAAGTGGCGTCAAAATTGCAAGAGTACCCCGCCGGGTTCCACTTCTTGTCAGTGTGCGGTGCATTTGCATCACGCCACGCCTGCTTCAGGTAGTAGTAGAACATCTCCGAGACCGGGGGCCACTGATGCGTGAAGTCCCCGTAAGCCCGGTTTGAAGCCCAGTGCGGCGTAATGACTGTGGCTTTCGCCCCCTCCTTCATGACCCGGAATGCCTCGTTCATGAAGTGGACACGTTGCGGCGCAGTCAGATGCTCAAGGAAATGGCTGGCGTGGATCTCCTCCACAGTGCCGTCTTCCCAAGGCCAAGGATCGACACCGATGTTCAAAACGACATCAACACCTTCCATTTGGTATTGATCAACACCGATGAAGCCTTCACGCTTCTTGCCGCCACACCCGAGATCGAGCTTTGTCATTTAGTTTCCCGCAGATACTCTTCTATTTTGCCAATACGTTGTTCATAAAACCCCAAGGCAATATTGCACGGACTACACAATAGTCCACGAACCTTGCCAGACTTATGGCAATGATCCACTGCAAAATATTTATTGCCATGTGTCTTTGGCTCTTGAGTTTTGCAAAGTTTGCATTTACCGTCTTGGCTGGCAAGCATTCTGTCGTACTCTGCAACGTCAATACCATATACCTTTTGATATTGCCGATTACGCTCATACGCAACATAGTAATCTTTTCTTGCTTCGTAAACTTCTTTCTTGCGTTTTGCAATCTTTTCCTTATTGCGCTCTTGGTATGCCTTTTTTCTTGCAGTGTCCTTAGCCTTTTGCTCAGGCGTCCTTCGCTGCCATCTTGTTAGCTTACCAGACGTAGTCTGCGATTCCGCCTCGTTGCCCGGTGAGATCATAGTGGCCTACTTTTATTGAACAGTCAATTGCGCATCGGTATCCGTATTGTCGAGCGTTTTGCCAAAAAAACAAATCCTGAGTGGCAACGCCGTTATCAGTCTGCGTCACAAACCAAGGTTTACGCAGGCGCTCGTCCTTAAACATATCCAGTCGCCAGACGTTGAAACCCATCCCGGTTCCACAGCATTCAACCAATCCACCAGCAGGATCAGGACGCTGTGGACGGAAGTTGGTCACGGGGTCTTTGGGATCACCCCAAATCTGAGCACAACCGCCTGGGCCTTGGGTGAAGTAAAGACCACCGATACAAGCGTATTCCGGGTGGTTTTCCATCTGCATCAGGAGCTTTACAACTCCATCAGGAGGCGGAATGTTGTCGTGCTCCAGCGTGATGATGTACTTCCACTTGCTCAGGTCTGGGTGAGCCAGGATGCTCTCAATAGCAGACGAGAACGCCTTGCCAACCTCCATGCCTACAGCCCACAGACGGGTGAACTTGGCATTCGGAGGCGCGTACATATTCATCCACGAAGCCACCGCCCGCGTGGGGATCTGCCCAAAGCACGGCACGATCTGGATACAAGACAGGTCTTTGTAAGACTTCTCTGCCGTCAGGCGAGAAACGGTCTTTTCCAGATCAGCGTTATGTGCGCCGCCGTCGTAGGAGGAGATGATCTGTGGCTGCATCAAGGCATCCCAACAATCACAGTAGCCACGTAAGAAGCCCCGCCTGTTACATCCGCCTCACGGACGCACAAGCCAATATTCGGCACGGGTACGCTCAAAACAATGTAAGTGATACCGTCCACTTCAATCCTTTGGCAACTGTCAAAGTCGTTGATGTCCATTATTAAACCGTGCTGTTGATGAACATCACCGCAGGAGCGCGGAAGTTGTTGGAGTCTGACCCGCGAAGCTGACTAAACGCAACTGAGTTTGGCATGCCGCTGGTTGTGGCGGTATATACGCCTTGGCCCTGCGTCCACTGCTGCGTAGTGTTGTGTGACTGCCCAAAGAAACCCACAAAGTTGCTTGCCACGTTAGATACAAGCATCTGAGAGATTGAAGCGTTGGCTCCAGCCGTGCTTGTGCGAGACAGGTGACCGATGTAAACCTCACTTTCGGGGACTGTCAAATTCCAGGGGAACGTCAACAGCCGCATGCCAGAGAACAACGAGTAGCTGCCAGCAGTGCCAGAGAATGTAAAGCCCGTGCTAAAAGAAGTGCTGGCGCTAAGAGACAGCGTGCTGCCGTTCTGGGTGTAGAACCCCATCCAGTAGCTGACTGTTACTGAGCCTGTGGAGTTGTTAGCGTTTGAATAGGCAATGGGTACGCCAACACGATCTTGCACATAGTACGGGCTGTGCTCTGGCTCAAAGTACAGCGTACCTTGCCCCTGCTGACCTGCAACCATCATCAGGTCCGCATATGGAGCCCAACCGTCGTATGTTGCATTTGGGATGATTGAGGCAGTCATGGTGCTGCCATTAAGGCCAAAACTCACGCCGTTGGAGTTGCTGAAGACTACCGTACCCGAGGTAATAGTAGAACCGCCTGCGGCAATATTTGGACCCGTTTGGTTAGTTACCCCGCCCCCTGCGCCAGCAGAGATGATGATGGTGTTGGAGTTCCCGCTCAGCGTAATGTTGTTGCCACCCTGAAGATACAGCGGGGAAGTCGTTGTGAGAGTCGTGGCTGTGGTGCCAGCCGTGTTGGTCCCCTCAAGCTCCCACGCCATGAAGTTGGCGTCTACGTTATTCAGAGAGAGCGCAACCCCATTGGTGTTTACCGCCAACGTGCCCGTCAAATTTGTCAGCGCAAGCGTGGTTCCTGTACCCGCCCGACCCGAGGTCAGATCATTTACGTAAGTCGTGATGTACGCAGGCACTGCCATTGAGAGGCCGTTTGTGCCCTGTGTGGCGACGATGGCTGTACCCGCCGTGGTCGTGCTGGTAAAGCCAGTAGCTGCGTAGTCCGTCTTTACGGACGCGGTCATCTGGTTGGTGCTGAGCCCGAAGGTGACACCGTTGCTGTTGGCAAACTGGATCGTCCCGGTGTTCTGGGTGTACGTACCAGAACCTTGCAGCGCCGCACCGCCACCACCGCCAGCAGCGTTGCCGCTCAAAGACAGCGCTACGCCGTTTGTACCTACGTTCAGCGTGCCGGTGATGTTTGTCAGGGCAAGCGTTGTGCCTGTACCCGCCCGACCGGAAGTCAGGTCGTTGACGAAGGTTGTGATGTACTGGGGCACCGCCATCGAAAGGCCGTTCGTACCTTGCGTGGCAACAATCGCGGTTCCTGCGGTTGTGGTGCTTGTGAACCCTGTACCTGCAATCGCCCCGGAGGCTTGTGTCTGCGTTGTCTGAGCAGCAAACGTGGTGATGTAGGCTGGCACGGCCATAGAAAGGCCGTTGGTGCCCAGCGCTGCAGTGATTGCTGTTCCCGCCGTTGTGGTTGAAGTAAATCCCGTGCCAGCCCGCCCAGAGGTCAAATCATTGACGAAGGTGGTGATGTAGGCCGGGACAGCCATGCTCAGGCCATTGGTGCCCAAAGCTGCGGTTACAGCGGTGCCTGCCGTTGTGGTCGAGGTGAAGCCGGTCCCGGCAATAGCGCCAGAGGCTTGGGTCTGAACAGACTGTGTGGCTGTCGTCAGGAATGCCGGGACAGCCATTGAAAGGCCGTTGGTTCCTTGGGTGGCAACAATCGCTGTACCAGCCGTTGTGGCGCTTGTAAAGCCAGTCCCGGCGCGGCCTGAAGTCAGGTCGTTGACAAAGGTGGTGATGAACGCAGGGACGGCCATGCTTAGGCCGTTTGTCCCCATCGTGGCCGTAACAGCGGTCCCCGCTGTCGTCGTGGAGGTGAATCCCGTACCGGCTATTGCACCTGACGCTTGAGTCTGTACCGTCTGCGCGACGGTGTTGGCCCCGCTGATGATGATCGTCGCTGCACCCGCTGCAGTCGCCGCGCTCAAGGTGACGTTGTTGCCACCTTGAAGGACGATGTTCGTCCCCGTAAACGATGAAGCCCCTGCCGTATTGCCAGAGATCGTCTGGCCTTGAACGTGAGCAGAGTTCCAGTCGCTAGGGCGAACGACAGAGGTCGCGGTTCCATCCGCAACCGTCTGCGTATAGGCGTGGTACAGCGCCGTCATTACGCAATGCGGATCAGCGCATCAGAGGCCGTAGCAGCAGGCATCTGCACCGTGAACGTGCCGTTGGTCGAAGTCTTGTCAGACCCGAAATCCAGCACCGCGATGGCTTTGTTGCTCTTGCTGCTGTTGTAGATCAGTGCCCCACGGGCTGTGATCGTCGCAGACGTAAACGAGATGTCGTTGAAGTCCACAAACGCAGTCGTTCCCGACGTACTGATCGCCGCTCCGGTCAAAGTACCACCGCCTGCAGCGTAGGTGCCACTTGCAGCTACTTCATTGGTTGAGGAGTACACAGTGGTCGTTGCGTCCAGCGTAGCAGCGCTGGTGTACAGAGCCAGCTTGATCACATCGGTATCAAGATCCTGAACGCCCCCAAGAGCATCAGCCTTGAAGGAAGTGACCATACATTGCGTGATAGGCATGATGCCTCCTTATATAACTTTGGTTCTTAGTTGCCCACTACGGTAGGCGTCTTGACGATTCTTGCCGTCACCCAGGTTCTTTAGCAGGGTCAGGGATTGCACGTACTGCTTGTCCATCTCAGCCACGATGTCAGGCTCTTGCTTCATGAACCGCGCCGCCTCAACCATCACCGCGTTAAACAGCACGGAGTCAAAGTTGTCACCCAGCCAAGACGTACCCGCTGAGACGATGCTCACTGGGTAATAGAAGTAGTGAAGCTCTGCCGTCAGACCAGCACTGGGCGTCGGGCCAAGGATCAGCGTCAACTCAGTCAGGTTGGATGAGTCCGGGCCAAACAGCGCGTAGTACTTGGGCGTGCCCGTCGTGTTGGGATTGGGGAACGCGGAGCGGATGAAGTTGACATCCTTGTCCAGCAAGTACTCGTAGTTGCCTTGGGCATCGATCACTGCAAGGCTGAAGACAGACAGAAAGTCTGTCGGCGCTGAGAGGTACTGATTGCCAGAGGTCAGAGTGCCCGTGACGTTCTTGCGAAGCGCAGGAAGCTGCACCGAGTTGTAGATGCGCTGCTCAGCCAACTCCGTCATCGTGGCGAAGTCAGCCGCCGAGAAAGTGTTCTCGGTGTAATCCTCTACAGCAGTCTGCAACTCGGTGTAGTTCACGCCATCGGCCCTCTAGCCATCGTGCCTTTGGTGGCAGCGCCAGTCCCACGGATCTTGATCCCGGAGGTCTTGGCGGGGGGTGCGGGTTCTTTGGAGAAGTTACCCACAACCATGCAAGTGTCCCGAGGGTTCTCGGCCCCCTGCGGATATGCCTGCTTAGCAGGCGGCAGCTTTGTAATCTTGCCCATGATGTCAGCCCGTCTTTTGGTTCATGGCGCGGGAAAGATTCTTCCCGTACTTCATGCGGTCGTCCGTGGTCGGACCACCCTTTTTGAAGCCCTGGGCGTTCTTGCCGTGCGCCTTGTTAGGGGGCAGCTTGGCGTGTTGTTCCAGCGTCATTTTCTTCATGTCAACTCCTTACGTGGTCACTACGGTGACTGTACCTACTAAACCCTGCGGTGCCAAGTCGTTCGGCGTCAGGGCTGCGTCAAAACCTCTGGACCCGCCAACCGGGTTCCAGTTCCACTGAATCACGCGACTGCCCTCACCAAACGAGCCCGTCGCAGTCAAACCAGAAAAGTACCAAGTGTTTGTGTCAGGACGCGGATCACGCAACGCCTGCGGATCTGAGACGGGGTACATCCCAAGCTGCAACTGCGGCTGATCTGGAGTCCAGCATTGAGGGCACGCTTTAATCGCAGTTCGCTTTGTCTTTACCGTAAGGTTCTTGAGTTTCTTCAGGTCAAAACGAAACCCGCAGACATCGCAGAAGCCAAATGCCCTTGCGCCGTTTGCAAAGCGATTGCTCATGAGATGAACATTTCGCGTGGTACAAATCTTACGGACGCCTTCTCACGGTCCTCAGTACTCGCCAGATCCCAATCTTGGTCGTACTGCGCCTTCAACACCTGCATACGCTCTATAGCGCCGGGGATCTTCATGGACAGGTAGTAGGCAAGCCCTGAGACCAACGCATTGAGGAAGCGGAAGGGGATGTCCTGCGTGTACGTACCGCCCGTACCAGCGTCCTGAATCCGGCGCAGTCGCCAGTAAACAAACGTGTAGGTCTGCGAGTTGTCGGGCGTGGGCCAGACAGTGATGGTTGGAGCAGGCTGCTGGCGGTTGATCCACACCTGAATTGGCCTTGCCTGCTGCAGCTTGTTCGGGATAGATGCGTAGGTGGAGACCGAGATGCGCGTGATGGTCAGGTCGGCCTGGGTAGATGCAGAGCCCGCGCCCGTGCGGATCACATGCTCAATCAAGTCCACCGTGTCGGCGGGGAGGGTGTACGTGGCTGTGCCAGGAGTCAGGACTTGTTGGCCCTGCTCAATGGTCCACATATTGATGCCACGGTTCGCCCAGTCTGCGAACAGCAGGTTCAGGGATCGACGGGCAGTCTTCAGGTCGTAGCCCGTGCGCAACTCAGCACCACAACGCTCAAAGGCTTCTTCAACAGCCTCGTTGAGGTCAAGATTAAACGTAGTGGTGCCGGAGGTTGCCATGATTTACTTTGCTGTCAGCGCGGAACGCTTGAAGGCTTTGGCAGTAGGAGCGCCGGGAGAACCCGGTTTACGCATCTTTTCACCTGATCCAGCGGCAATGCGTTTACGCTTTGCGTGAATGTTTTCGTAGAGGCCGCCAGAGGCATACTCGGTGAAATCCGTGTTGTCGCGGCGGGCATGACGCTTTCCATCTTGGAGAAAGTCCGTATTATCACGGCGCTTCTTGGTGACGCCCTTTTGGATAGCGCCCATACCGCGACTGGCTCTCATACAAACTTGCCCTTAGTCTTGCCGCGCATTTCGCAGCCGCCACCACGCACTTGACCGCCCTTGGCATAGCCGATCCGGCCACCACGAGCGCGGAGTTCGTAGTCTGTTTCTTCATCCCGCGTGCGAGAACGAGGAGACTTCTTCTTGGGCATAGCTTGCAGAACAGGCTTGTTGGCCTCCATGGCTTCAGCACGGCCTTTGGCAACAGCAGGAGGGGTCTCTTCAGAGCCAATCCTGCGGCGAGTCACATTGGCCTCTGCTTTTGCCGGAGGCAACTGCTTCGGGCTATCGCCACCCTTGACCGGCGTACCAGACTTCGGGCCTTCAAGCCTGTCCATCTTGTTTACACCAACACGCTCAGCAGGCGTGACGTTGCGACGACCAGAAGCGCCCAAGAACGTCACCGGAGTTTCGGTGGTTGCCAGTGCGCGGCCAGTCGGCCTAGCGGCTTGTGCGCCACGAGCAGCCATACGCAGACCTGACAACCCAGAAACACCACCGAGCGTGTTCAGGATGTTGCGCTCTGTGTCGCTCATGCTCCGGCTACCATCAGAAGGCGGAGCAGTGTAGGAGCCAGCACCTGGGATTTGCCCGGTCGGAGTGGAATCTACACGCGCAGCGGAAGCAGGTGCTGCAGCTTTGGCTGCAGGCTTCGGAGCAGGTTTAGACGCACGAACCGACGCAGCAGGCCCCTGGTTTACAAAGCGCTTGGCACGCTCGTAAACATCTTGGTCAAAGCTGCCCTTCTCTTCGCCTGAAGCAAGTGCATCAAGCGCCGAATAGCGCTTGGGCATGGCCTTGTCTTCAAAGTCCTCAAGATCACGGGGTTTCGCTTTGGGAAGAGCTTTATCTTCAAAGTCTTCCATGCCACCTTCGGCAAACTTACGCATACGGCGCTTCATATCACCCTCCCGCGAGTCTTTCCGCGCTGAGCACAGCCATCGATCTTGCCGCCCTTGGCGTAGCCTTTAATACTGCCGCCTTTGGCTTTGCCTTCACCATATGGGTCGGGCATAGCGCGGTCATATGCTTCGCCCATTTTTTTTAGCGCCATGTCGTCTTTAACTCTCATTAATGCTTCGCGTGCAGCAGGCGACATAGTGGCGTCAACATTAAGAGCCCGCCTACGGGGAGCTTCACCTCGCTCCACTTCTCGCGCCAATTCCGACATTTCTTCCGAAGTTCTAGGGGTGCGTGGCGACACCTTTGATCGCACAAAGTCATAAACCTCAGATGGGCCCGTCATCATGTTGGGGCCTTTTAACGCCCCAGACATAGCTTTGTTTCTTGTGGTCGCAGGAGCCATGCGGTACTGCTCCATTTGCTCTGCTTTTTTGCGCGATTCGGTTGCCATTGCAAACTCCTTAGCAGGCTTTGCCGCCCATAGCCATCTTGACCATCTTGCCCTTGGTCTTGCCCTTGGACTCGATGCCACCGCCACGGGCGTAACCCTTGCCTTTGGCTTCAGCCATCTCGTGCTTGATCATGGACTTCGGAGCGCCCTTCTTCTTCATGAAGGCCAGTTCCTTCTTCATCATCGCGGGGGATTCTTTTTTCACGGTGCCTCCTTCGGCATGTGCTTTGGGACCAACAAACTTCTTCGCTACGCTACGGGGGATGCCTGTGCCCTTGGGATCTTTCAGTGCCGCGTACATCAGCCGTTTCTGGGCTTCGGATTTAAGGGGCACTTTGCTTGCTCCGCAGAGTATCTAGCTTGGCTTCGATTCTGTCAAAGCGCTCCAGCAATTCTTTCATGTCCGCACGAAACTCAGACCTCGTGATGTGGTCACGGGCAATCTCTTCCCTGGTCCGGTTAAGCAAAATAGACAATCTATCAAGCTCCTTGAACTTGGCAGACATAAAGAAAGCCACCGCACCAAGCAGCACAGTCAAGACGAGGTTCCACAACACCGTAGCGTCCATAAACCACTCAGCAGTTCCATGCCCGCAGGCTCTTGTTGATACGAGAGTTCGGATCTTTGGCTGTTTTCTCGCTGGTGAGTTTAGCCTTCATCCCCTTCATCCTCTGGCAAAAGGATTTCCTTCTTGCTGCGTCTTTGTCCGTCTTGGGGTTTGGTGCCGGTGGTTTCAGCCCAGGCTTGCCGGGATTAGCCTTATTGTAAGAAGCTCGGCCTTTGGCCGACAGCCCACCCTCGGGGTTCTTACCTTCAGCCCTTTGCCAAGCAGGTGACTTAGCCATATCACGCCCACACACGAAGAGGAGTTACGGGAGTCGGACTCACCACAAACGCATCCAGCTCAGGCGCTGGCCCAATGTTGCGCACGTTGGCGTGGTAGCCCGTGTACGGCAGCGGCTTGTAGTTCTCAGGCACCGGATCAGGCGCAGGCTCGTAGATCGTGCCGATCATGTCCACCGCAGTGAAGCG